GAGCCTCTTCAGGCTCCCCGCTGGTGCTGCCAAGCACCCAACTTGATGAGGATTGGGCTTAAACTCTCGATCCGAGTTGAGATGTCCCCAAACGGTTGGTTGTGGTCCTATGCCCATTGAGTACGGCTCTGATTTATCAGAGTGGTCGGCTTCCACCCATCGTATCTCGATTTCTCCGAAGGCCGATAAGGTCCTTCTATCAGTGTCTAACGACATTGATGAGAAATTTAGAACGACGGGAAAGGATGTCTACCAGTACTCTGACGTCACGAAGAATACTTCGACTGGCGTCGTGTCCTCGAGCAATGTGAAGACTGTGGAGGCTTCACGGAACTTCGAGTACATGTGGGGATACAACCATCCAGGTTGGAAGATTCACAACCTTCTGCCTGGAATCGACATTGGTGGCCCATGGATTAAACACGATCTTACGATCGTGAATCTGGGGCAGGAGACGAATGCTCGTTTTAATCTTGTCGGAAATGTCTGGCAAGAGTATAACGGGCTTTTGTGCGCGCACCAGGACATACCGACAATAGCCGGTCATGTTCAGGGGCTCGCCTTATCCTCTGATCTTACTTGGATTAGAGGGTTCGCTCCGGTTCTGTTGTCTGCGACTGTCTTAAACACCTTAGGTGCTACGGCAGTTGCTAGAACAGAGCCCACCAGTCCATCTGCTGACTTGATGACAGCACTGGGCGAACTATACCGAGACGGGTTACCATCCTTGCCTGGTAGGCAGGAAGGTAATCTCGGATCGGAATATCTCAATATGCAATTCGGTTGGAGTCCGACCATATCTGATGGTATGGACTTCATTCGAAGCATTCGAGATTTTGATCAGATTTCTGATCAATATGTTCGCGACAGTGGTCGTCTTGTTAGACGACGGTACGATTTCGACGTAGTCGAGTCGTCCGCCGTGACCACTACTGCCAATAGTCCGCCCGCCTGCCTTATCGGTGGCGTGGCTCCTACTGGTCAGGAGGTCCAGAATGGAACGATGACAAAGACCGTGAAGACGGTAACGAAGAAGTGGTTTAGTGGTGCTTTTACGTACCACTTACCCGCTGAAGCGTTCCTACGTAATATCGCAATCCTGGACAAGGCCTATGGCATTGTACCAGGAGCGGATACTGCGTGGGCTTTGACACCGTGGTCGTGGCTTGTTGACTGGTTCAGTAATGCGGGAGATGTCATTCATAATCTGAATGCTTTCTCGCAGAATGGACTAGTCATGCCATACGGTTACATGATGACCGATACCTCAGTGTACACTGAGTATGTACTCAGTACACAAAAGAGGAATTCGGCCAGCGTGTTTAAGCCGTATATACTATCGAGTGCGATAATTAAACGTACTCGGCAGCGGCAACGAGCCAATCCGTTTGGTTTTGGATTGACCTGGGATGGATTAAGTGCATTCCAGCTGTCGATCCTGGCAGCCCTCGGCATGAGTCGAGGGCGTTTAGCCTGGTAGGCAACAGCTTATCAGGTCAATCGCTCCATTAACTTGGAGCATCTGCCAGAAAGTCTCGTGATGTATGCTGATCCCCAAACAGTAACCGTCAATGCGGTAGCCAAAAGTTTGGCCCGCACTGAATCCGGCGATCACAACGGCGCTTTTGAAAGCGTCGTTGATGGTCTTGTGCTAAGCGTTAATCACGCGTTAGCACGTCGGAATCGGTCTACTGTCCGACTCGATGTGAGCAAGACATCGGCGGACCCGCTCGTGCCAAGCACGAACAGGCCCTATTCGATGTCAGCTTACTTGGTGCTTGATGTGCCCCCTCAGGGGTTCACTAGCACTGAGGTCACCAATAACGCGAAAGCGTTGATTGATTGGCTGGCTATTGCCGGCAATCAGTCTAAGTTGGTGAACCATGAGTCGTGAAGGCCGTACACCAGGTAAGTGTGCGGCTCGGGTGCTCTAGCATACGTCGCTTCGGACTGGCGTGACCTCTGAAAGGAGGCAACCATGAAAAGCCGAAGTGAGATCTGGCTTTCTCTTCTCGATGAAATCGGGAGAGAATGCTCGGTCAGCACCACTCAGGACGCAAAGACTGTCCTGAGGCGAGTTAGAGCAGAAGGTGAATCGTTTTTTACGATCACCCTTCCTCTCTATCACCAGGACTTGATTACAAGCCTGGAGTTAGGGAGGATTCCGGATGGTGCTTTTGTGGGATTCCGCCGCCGTAAGGTGACGGATTCTCACGGTATTAAGCACCATGGAGTCCCCATATTTCTTGGTGGATTCCTGGATCTGCTCTTTACCTCGGAGAGTACGATTAATGTCGGCGAATGGACAGAGGATGATGTTATTCTTCCTAGTCCAGTGCTGTTGCCCGGGTCTCATTTTGTCAATGAGCCTCGAGCAGCGAAAGCGGTAAGAGGGCTAAGGCAGCTTCTGCTGCTTTTCTCAAAAGAGAAGGCCCTGGCGTCACCTAGTAAGGTGGCTTCCGCGATCTCCAGCTATACCGACATTGACGAGCACGTGACAGACCCTTTAAGGATAGTCGCGGTGAAGCCCTCTTTAGTGAGGGTTACGCCGCGGCTGCCAGAAGGATCATTGGGCTCGTTTTTGGGCCAGCTCTTAGCCGTATTGACGGCATGGTTTACCATGGTGAGCTGGTTCCTAGACATGGGCCCGGGGCCACTGCCGATTATCGGCGTGGGAATCTCAAGTGGGTTATGCCTTTTTGGCTTGATCGACTTGAGTATTTATTCCCGTACTGGGAATATGCTCTTCCCAACGCGAAGTTTGCGAGGGAAGACCCCAATGTCACGTGGTTGAGTCCGCAGGAAGAGCTACCGACTAGATTGGTAGCTGTTCCCAAAACGCAGACAACACCACGATTGATTGCAGAAGAGCCAACTGTAATGCAATATATACAGCAAGCTATTATGCAGTCGCTCGTGCCGGAGATCGAGTCAAACTTGATCTCTGGGTCCTTTACTGGCTTTACTGATCAAGCACCTAATCAGGTGCTTGCTCGTAGAGGCAGTGAGGATGGGTCGCTAGCGACGCTCGATCTGAGTGAAGCTAGTGACCGTGTTGCCAACTGGCTTGTTGAAGAGCTGTTTGGAGACTTTCCAAATTTCTTGGAGGGAATCCAAGCATGCCGATCAACGCGATGCCAGTTACCTTCTGGGGAGATAATTTCTCTTCAGAAGTTTGCGTCCATGGGCTCTGCCTTGACATTCCCGATTGAGGCGATGCTGTTTACAGCGGTTGCCTTGTTGGGATGTCTCGGCACGTCGCAGTCTCCGACTATGCCGCGTATTAAGCGGCTAGTTGGCTCGGTGCGCGTCTACGGGGACGATATCATTGTCCCCGCAGATAAGGCCGTAGCCGTGTCCGAAATGCTTGAGATCTTCGGATTTCAAGTAAATCGGCGCAAGTCTTTTTGGAATGGACCATTCCGAGAGTCTTGCGGAAAGGAATACTTTCTTGGACAGGACGTGTCAATAGTCCGGTCTAGGAGAGCATTTCCTGACACGCGGCGCTACGCTGAAGAGCTGATTTCCCTCGTATCTTTTCGTAACCAGCTTTGCGAGGCTGGCTGGATTGATACGGTGGAACTGCTGGATACGGAGATTCTCCGCCTTTTGGGTGGAAAGTTTCCATATGTGTCTAGCAACTCGTCGCTTTTGGGACGTGTGGGGTTGGAACCACCAGAGATTCATCGGTGGTCTCCAACGTTGCATAGACCAGAAGTGAGGGGGTACTCAGTTGATGTGAGAACTCCACGCTCACCTCTCAGCGGTGTACCAGCTCTCCTGAAGTGTCTAATGCACCCGGGGATTTCTCGGATGCAAGTTGACCACTTAAGGCGTAGTGGACGACCACGAGCCGTCGGCTTAAAGCTCGTGTGGGCACCAGTGGCATAGACAAGTCACTGGTGTGATGGGAGTGGTGACCCCATCAGAG